TGCGGCGTTGGGGCATGATTCGGCTGCTGTGGGGTGGTGGCGGGCGAAGCAGGAGTTAGCGGCTAATCGGTGGGCGGCAAGGCAGCTAATCACGATTGAGGAGTATACAGCGGCCGAGCGTATCTACCCGTCGTTAAGCGGGGTTGCTCATGAGCTGGGGGTGACGGTTTTTATGGTTGAGGCGTGGCAGGAAATGTACCGGTCAGGCACATATGCGAGATTCCTTATGGATGCCTGATAAACCCGAAAGAGGGTATTGCAAACGTCATTCCATCAAAACTATATACAAGCACCTAGGTGAATCATAAGATAAATCTTAACTGCGGTTTACATAAGATGAAGAAAAAGGGAATGGAGCCATGGTTGGTATCTATGATGCGAAGCCTGCGGAAACCTGGTGTGGCCAAAATGTGGTGGGGATGCGGTACCATGCGGTGGAAGTTAATACGGTTATCAGGCAGGTGCGAGCTGATGCCGAGGGTGCCCGATATTTCGATGCAACACTAGTGTTGGAGCCGGATAATCCGTATTCCAATAGTGGGCATGCGATCTCCGTGCGATACAACGATCAGGTGCTGGGGTATCTGCCGGATGAAGACACTGCGAAGTATTTTCCCGAGGTAGCGCGGTTGGCTGCGAGCGGGTTTGATGTTGGAGTTCGGGCACGACTGTGGTCGAATACGGATAGGCCTGATTTCGGACCAGGTGACGCCCCATATTACAAACTAAAAGTGGGGGTACTGCCGCCTGGGGCTATCGCCCCGTTTAATAATCCCCCAACCTTGGATTGGGCGCTCATCCCTCGGGGCAAGAGTATCAAGGTCACGAAGACCCAGGAGTATTTCGAGGCGAACAAGAATGTCTTATCAGCTGGAGACACATGTTTTCTCGCCACGCTTCATAAAGTTATGCGGGGGACGAAAGCCCCGGTGATCGAAGTATGCCTCAACGGTCATCATCTTGGTGAGCTCACTGAGGTTTCCAGCAACAAGCTTATGCCTTTTGTTGACCATTTCAACGATAAAAGCCTTGTGGCTGTGTGCTATGCGCTGATATGGATTCGAGCTAACGGTATACAGGTCACCTTAGATGTCACCCCTGCCGCGAGCGCAAGCTACTCCCAGATACACGATCCCGCAGTCAACCCGTTGCCTGAGCTGGTGAGGAAAGAACGGGACCCATGGTCGTACCAGTTACCGGGGCGGTTTAAGGGGTCGAGAAGCTCGTCTGGTATCACCCAAGCGCAGAGCGCCGCTACCCAGGGGTATGTTAATCAGCGATCCCCAAAGTTCGCGCATGTCCAATCAGCAACATTTACCGAAGCGGAACGGCGCAAAGAAGCAGCCAGGCGTGCTAAAACAAATGAGCGGGAAATCATGGCAAGCCGCGCCACGCCAATGCCTTCCAATCCGCCTACGGCGAGAGCATCGGCAACATCGGACGAGGAAGCAGGTTGCGCTCTTATCGGGCTCGGCATAGGCATCATTCTCATCTTATGGTGGTTGTCATCATGCTTTGGTGATACCTCTTCAGGCAGTTCAACGCCTGCGACTACTTCTTCCACTAGTGATTATTCGTCATATAGCGACTCTGGCAGCGGTTCATCTAGTTATGATGCCGATCAGATCAATGGGTGGACCAAAGCCGCCGCACGGAACGCTTGCCATAAACAGGTTGAAGCGCAGCTCAAGTCGCCATCTACTGCGAAGTTTGAAAGCCTTTTTGATTTCACTGCTTTGCAAAACGACGCCCACACTAAATGGACGCTGCGGGGGCACGTTGATTCTCAAAACGGTTACGGGGCGACAGTCCGCGCGGAATGGGTATGCACGGTTGTCCCAACAAGTTCCGATAATGCCAGGGTAGAAGCCCTGCTAGTCCAGTAAAACAGAAGAAAGGAAAACACAATGACGCATCAGGCACCAGCACCACAAGCCCCGCAGGAGCCACAGCAACCGCAGCAGGGGGAACAGCTACCGCAACACCCCCCTTCCCCTCCACAACAGCAGGTGTTTCCGCAGTATCAACCACAGTCTCAGGGGCATGTTCCGCAGCCGATGCCGGTTGCTGAGGCGGGGCCCACCGCAACAAAGCCGTTTGAGCGGCACCAGACCATCGCTATTCTAATCGCCAACCTTGGGCTTGTAGTGTTCATCCTTGGGCTTCTAGCGATCTTCGTCGGCAACGGGGCAGATGACCTTGCTACCGGCCTGACGATGACGGGCGGGTCACTTGCGGTCATGCTTCTGGCCGGTATTTGGAACACCCTAGCGACTATCGGCTATAACCTTGCCGTCAGCCAGCAACTGCGGCAACGGTAAGCGCATTGGAAATATTTTTGACCCCCGCTCATGTCTGCCAAGAACTGGAGCGGGGGTTTGAGGAAACAAAACCCATGTAGATGGGTTCTTTAAGGAGTATATCATGGCATATGTACGGGACTTATGGACCGTGGTTGGTCCCAAGGGGCGACGAGTGAGGTCGGCCAGGTGGGGGCAAGGCCGGCGTTGGCAAGCGGTGTGGGTCGAGAACGGCAAGACCATCACCAAAACATTTGATAGTGCCGATGCCGCCAACCTTTATGTAAGCCGCACCGAGGTAGGCCAGGCTGAAGGCACATGGATTACTAAAGACCGCTTAGATGTGACGCTTGGCGATATGTGGGGTGTGTGGATTGCGTCAAAAACCGGGCGGGCTGCCTCCACTGTTGCTGGGTATCAGGCGGCGTGGCGACACATCGAACCCACGTGGCAGTATGCCCCCTGCTGGAAAATCACCCGAGCAGCATTTAGCACATGGATCCCCACCGTCACCCGGCTAGATAACGCCGGTGCGGCGTTAAGTGGAGCAAGTCTGCGTAAGGTAGGGATTGTTTTCCATGCACTCCTGGACCAGGCTGTCGAGCTGGGGGTTATCACGAAAAACCCTATGCGGTCCAGCGATATTCCCAGGCAGGGGAAGTCGGACCGGCGGTACTTAACCGTCGCCGAGATCGACCGGCTTGTGCAGGCGGCGCCGACAGAGGCTGCAGCCCTCATGATCTCGGTGCTGGTCCAAACAGGATTGCGGCCAGGTGAAGCAAAGGGGCTGCAGGTTCGAGACCTCGACGTATTACGGGGCCGGCTCATGATCCGCCGTGACGTTGATGCCCTCGGCAACCCCGATGAGACAAAAACCCGCACCCATCGAGACGTCCCTGTAGGCGGCGATCTCCTCCTCGATCTCGAAGATATTGCTGATGGCCATGCGCCCACCGACTGGCTCCTCACCGATGAGTATGGCCATGTGTGGACGACAACCCGGTGGCGCGCAGTGTGGAAAACCACTTGCGCTGGTGCCGGTCTCACTGGGGTCACCACCTACGAGCTACGGCACACCGCGGCATCACTAGCGATTGCCGCGGGGGCGGATGTCAAGACTGTGCAGCGGATGCTGGGGCATGCAAGTGCGGCCATGACGCTCGACACCTACGCTCACTTATGGGAGACGGGGATTGATGCTATCCCCTATGCGGTTGCTGAGCACATGGCCGCCGAGCGGAAACGAGAAGCCGAAAAGGCAGCCCGACGCGCCAAGCGGCGGGGGCGGGGCTTGCGGATCGTCGATGGGTGACTCGAACAAATTTTCCATAGAAAACCGGGCTTATTGAAAACCCGGTTTTTTTCTGTTCGGGATTTGTTCGGGATGAATTCGGTCCGAGGTCCAACGACCTGCAACGACTCCCAACATGCCGGGGTGGGGGTAACATTGGTGA